TCACGCTGATAGAGGTTCATTGCAGTGCCTCCAGCATTGATGGTTGCCTGGTCTGCCATAGAGACAGTGATGTCCTTAACGAGACCAAAGCGAGCACCAGTCCAGTCACCACCGACACCAACAAGCTCAGGGGTCTTAGAAGCAACCTTTGCCTGATAAGCTGCACGAGAGAAGAGAGATGGAATAGCAAGAACAGAAGAGCCGCCATCCTTGCCCTCAACAGATGGGTTGGTGATAAAGAGTGGACGCTGCTGGCTATCCTTAGCCTTAAGAAGCAGGGTGCGTGCCTTTGGAGATAGGACCCAGCCGTTAAGGTCACCGTTGGCGTTAGAAACCTTCTCGAGTGCGTCAACAAAGCCATCATAAGGCTTAACGGAAAGGTCTACAGACTCAGCGTCTGCAAGAGTGTCAAAACCAGTGCCAGGAGCGGTGCCATACATAATGGTAGAGTCAACCTTGCGACCAATGGCGCCTGGAAGACGATTCTGAAGCTCTGCAAAGATAGCCTCATAGTTATCTTTGAACTCATTGGAGAAGAGCTCAATAACAGTGAGCTTATAAGGCTTCATTTCCTTAACGCCAAGAGAGGTATTAGATACCTTAGCCTCTTCACCCTCAGCGGTAAAAGAAGCCTCTGGGTCACCAGTTACAACTGGGATAGTCATGCCGCGGCCAGGAAGCTCAATTGGAGTTGCAAGCTGCATAATTGCAGACTGGTCTTGGACGTTTGCAAAGATCTCGTCAGAGAGGTCTTTTGGAAGTGTTGCAGAAGTTGTCAAAATACCGGTTGCCATACTTAAATCCTTTCAATTAGTTGAATGTTTCGGCCATGAATTGACCAAATTTTTGCGCTGGAGTCTCTCCAGCCTGTGTAGAAATACCTGATTCTGGAATGATTGGAGCAGAAGGCTTTTTGGCGAACGCCGCTACGGCTTCTGCAAACGTCTTCATGCTCTCTTCATCTGCGCCCTGAATGAGGTCCTCTGGTACCCCTGTGTCTTTAGCGACTTGCTTGCGCATCTGCTGCAATTTAGCGTTCTCATCACGTGTCTGCAGTTCACCTTTAAGGTTGTCAACCTCAGCGAGTGCCTTTTTCAGCTCCTCGGAGCCACTCTTTTCGAGTTCGTCAAGCTTCAGAGCTTTGGCTTTCAAGTCATCATAATCAGAGAACTCAGAGCGTACTTTCTCACGCTCTCTTTCCAGCCTGTCTTTCACGATCTTGTCGAGCTGCTCTTGAGTGGTTACAGGTTCCTTCAAATCCATTTCTTTCCTTTCAACAGGTTCCGTCCGCTCGGACGTTTACGAGTGGCATTACCCTTGCCACGAGGTAAATACCGCTTTGCCGCAACGGTTGCGTATATGAAAAAAGCCACTTTTCAGTGGCTTAAATCAATGAAATTGGGTACACTAGTCAGTAGAGATACCCGCCCGATTCTACTTGATGTGGATTTGCGTGGGTATTGTTTAATTAAAGGACGAGCCAACGGCTGGACTGAGTCGGGTTTGTTGGTGAATGAAATGCATCTGCGAGAGTGGGTGCATTTTTTAATATGTCTTGTCTACTAGTATCCCAAACCACATAGTTCTTTAAGTGGCATAAACTAACGGAATTGGGTATAATTAACCCAAAGAGCGAGCAGCCCGCGTACAACTGCGCGAATTTGCACTCGCTCTTTATTTGTGCACATTTACTAATTTCCCTGTTTTTGTAAAACAGGCAATCGTGTAATTGGCACCGAATTCATTTGTAACATCTTGTATTGCTTTAATAAGCTCTGCGTCACTGAAATTAGATTCAGAGTTATCTATCACCATCCTTACAACTCCTTTTTTTCTTTTATTAGTCTTTAGGACATAGTTTTTCACTGCTCCAAAGGCATTTTCAGAGTCTTGAGGAGTCTTTATTTCAACGCCATTTTCAAAATCAGGTAATCCAACTTTATGTTTTATGCCATCCGTTATAACCCAGTAGTAATCAATCTGAAAATGTGGCTCAATGCCTACGGCCGCAAGCCTATGAGCCGTTCTGTCTTCCCATGGGTTTTTTATTGTTACTGAGCGCTCTATTTCCGGTGTTGCATAAGTCACTTCGGGCGGAGTGCCGTTATAGAGCCACTTGAAATCTCTTGTCTCACATTCGGCAATGATTGCAAAACGATTCTCCCACGTAGGCTCGAGTCCAAGCGTGTTGGCGCATTCAACCCAACGAGCATACATCTCTTCTGGCTTGTATCCATCAATGGTAGTTTCTTTTGTTCCTGGAACAATGATGCAGTCACAGTGGAGATGGAACTTATGTCCAAGACCTCCCGCCTTTAATTCTGACGTGTAGTCAAAACCACGTGATGACAGCATAAAGCACCAGCCGCAGGTCTCTGTACCGGATGGAACTCTTGCCCAGCGAATATTCGAGCGAGCAACGTTTCTGTACATATTAGTATTGGCTTCACGATGTACATAAAAACGAGTAAGCGTTGCACAAGCGTCAATAAACTTCTGGTTGTTACCATCAACTAAGTCTTTTGCAAGGTAATGAACTTTTTTCTCGACTAAACCCTGTTCAATAGTTTTATGATAACGAAACCTTGCCTTAACACCTTCTGCTTTTACTATCTCATCAAACAGCTCTCCTGCAAGCTCCCCTGCTTGAGAAGAAAAAGCGTTGAGAGCTTGTTTAATTGACTTAATAGCCATGTTTCGAAGCTCTGCTACCGAAGAGTTAGGATTAGCAGTTCTAAGCGCATCATAATAGTCAGACATAAATTCAGCCGCATCGTTTGCGGCTGAATCAAGCTCTTTTCTATACTGCGAAATTCTATCCTTGCTTACCTGCATCAATTACACCATCCAGTAAATCTTGATTGTCAACTGGAGTCTTTGCAGCCTTTGCGGCAAAGCGTGCCCTAAGAAGCTCCTGTGCTAAAGCTCTTTCCTTATCACTTTCAAGCCTTTGAACTTGGTCATCTGTAAAGCCAAGTTCCTCAAGAAGAATCTCAGAATTGACAATCCATGGAACAGCTTGGGCGATCTTAAGCATGGAGTCAGCCTGGGAAACAATTGACGGCATCGCAGGATTGCGCCATTTAGCCGTGATATTAGGCTCTGTTGTAAGCACCTCAGCAAATGATATGTTTCTCTTAACTGCTAACGCCATAAGAGCAATATCTCGAAGAGCTTCGCCGTTGTCGGCATTAAGGTTTTGAGCGTCAACGACCAAAGGCTCTTTTGCGGCGTAGATTGCTTCAGCTGAGCTTGGGTTATCAGATACAATTCCGAGCTCTGATATTGGAACATTTGTCTCAGCAGAAAAACGAGCTGCAAGCGAGCGCATGTAGTCAATATGCGGCTGCATTGACCCCTGCTGCAGCTGTCCAAACGTTGGGGTATCACCATCAGCGTCTTTTGAGACTGCAAAAATAGAGCCAATATAAGCGTCCCATTTTGAAAGCTTATTGAGAGCGTCTGGGTCAGCGCCAACAAGATATTTCTGGGGCGCCGTCATAAACTCAGCCGCAACTTCAGCTCGAACGCTTGAGCGCATGGCGTCATCCGTCAGATCCATAACAGCTCGAGTGATGCGTGACTTACCAAACGGACGGTCAAGCGTTGCCTCATAAACCAAAGGCTCCATGAGACAACGACCCATTCCATGCGGAATATATTCAGCAACCCAGCGAGTCGAGTCGAGCGCTCTTCGAATGCGAATAATGTCAGTATCGGTAAAGACATTAATCCACGTTGGTGCATTCCTGTGATTCGGTCGATTGTCACGATCAACTACAACAATGCCCGCCTGGATACGATGTAATCGTTCATCCCAAAGGGCGGCAGCGGATACTGCAGAATACGCAGAAATGATAACCGCTGGTTCTCCAGCGTCAACATTTCCAGCCGTAACCGTAAGAAACGCACAGGAATTTCTAAGTTGGCCTTTGACAGCCTTACGATAGCGTCGCTTGAGGGCATTTTCACGAACAATAGCCTGTAGTTCCTTGGCAGTATCCTCATCCGTGCAAGTAAAACCATCGAACTGAGAGCGGTCAGCAAGAGCATCTACAGCCTTTGCTGGCCATGAAATAGCCTGCTCCAAGTTTCTTAAGCCGTCAGGCACCGAAATGCCGAGCTGCTGAGGCTTTATATGCATGAGATAGTAGCCATCGCGCAAACGATTGCGCGCAAGAGTCTTTGAGTAAACTGCGCAGAGATTTAAAACTGTCTGCCTATCTTCTTTTCTCAGTCCAACCGCTGTTGCAATTGCAACAGGAATAATTCCAGTCGTCACCAGACTACCTGCTTTCTAGCTGGGTTTCGTTTAGTGGTCCTAACTCCATAAAGTGCAAGTGCTGCAGATTCAGCAGCGGTACACGTCGCTTTTGGAGAATCCCCAAATCCAAAACCACCGTTATTTCCAATTGCACGCCTGGACGAGCCTGTAACAGACTCGTCCAGTGCTGGAGAGGGGACGTGACATATACTGTGCGCTCCAACTTCATCAACAAATCTTGAAGATGCCGCTACAGCCTGTTTTGTATCGCAAAGAACAATGCCTCGCTTTGGAAAACGTAGCTCCTGCAAGCGTTCGGCCAGCTGAGTTGCGCCCGAACGGCCATCAATAACAACGCATGCAATGCGACTCTCGCGTTCCTTGATCCATTGAGCGAGGTTTTGACCAGCACCATATGCGTCTGCGATATCCACGAGCTCAACATAAGCTGTTGGGTTATCTTGCTGAGTTAGAGCTGCTGAAATTGCCACTTTCTTTCCATCGAGTGAATATTTGATTCCAAAAGCAAGGAGACCATCGTCATAAGGCTCTTCTGTTATGCACTCATTCCAGTCATTTGCATTGACGATATACTCAACTGAAGTATCAAGCGTTGACCACCAGCCGAGACGCTCACGAGCAAATCCATCTTTTGTCATCTGATGCCATTCATTGAGCACTGCTCTTTCTGTGATACGAGAGCCGAGAGCCGGATTAGTCTCATAAGCAAGGTCGAGTGCTTCTTCATCGCTGGTACCCTCTCTCGGAACCGATTTTGCGGCCCATTCAAGCCACCAAGCCTCGCCAGGACTATCAGAGTGAGCTGTATCGTGCATTCGTTTGAATACCGTTCCTCTGCAGGTTGGGTCTGGCGGTGTTCCGATATATATGACTTGCGGAGAACCATCTTTAGATGCAGAAACTGTTGGCAAAATAGCATTCAGCTGAGCGTCTGTAAGCTCCTGTGCCTCGTCAATAATAATGAGTGAGCGTGTGCCTCCGCGTGCCTTTGATGTTGTACGAGTAGAAAACTTAAGCCTTCCAATTGCTCGTTTGCCGCTTTTGTAATGCCCGCAATCAAAGAGCAAGTATTGCTTTCCTGGCTGTCTGTAAGCTTTAAGAAGAAGTTCAGCTAAGTCTGGGTATGTCTCATCGTCCGTAAAAAGGTTCACGATCATATCGAAGAACTCATCAACGGTATCTGCATTGTGTGCTGAATAGACAACGTCCATTCCACAAATGGCCGCACACCAAATACCGTAGAGTCGTGCAGCAAACGATTTGCCATTTTGTCGTGGCTTGGCTGCACCAATAGTTTCAGCCGCTGGCATACCTTTAGCGTCTTTAGCCATATAAAGCTCAAGCTCGTATTTTTGCGCATCATCAAGCTTAAACCCGTAATGAGAAAACATATTTATGCAAGCTTTTGCATCAGAATGATGATATTTTCCAATGCGTTCAAAGGTCGGTTTTTGATTTCCAACACGTTTTTTACGCCTTGGCATCACGAGACCTCTTTGAGATATGTCTTTCTGGCTCGTTTAGCAGGGCTCGGTTTTTTAGCTGAAAGCAACTTCTCTTTTTCCATTGCGTCGACTTCGTCAACTACCTGGACGAATGTCTTTACAATGGCTGCAAAGTCGCGGCCAGATTCACAATCATCTAGCTTCTTTGCCATAGTTATCTGCAGCGCTTTATAGATGTCATACCGACCGCCTTCTCTGCAAATAGTGACTAGTTTCTTGGCCATCAAGACCTCCTTTCAGGCTCACTTCACTGTGGAAAATTTGAGGGTTCGCTATATTCTGACTATGCCAAGGGGCGTCTTTTTGGGGCTGTGGGAGGGTATACCCCCCTACCACAAACGCGTTCTCACAATAGGTAGTGCATTACCCTTAAGCTCGTCCATCATGCGGTTACCGCGCTTCTGATTGCATATACGGTGCGCCGCTTTGACATTCTCTGGGTCGCATGCGGCAGCTCGTCTTTGTTCAAGAGGCAGCCTTGAGACAGGTACGACCTCATCCATCTCAAAGCTCATCGGGTCACCAGCAGGAAGCGAGTAATCAATTGGCATACCACAAATGTGACACGGTTCTTCTCGTGCAATCATCTGCTTTCGCAACTGATCTCTAGCATATGAGCGCCTGATGTTGTAACTCATTTGCTCACCTGCCTAACAAAAAAGCGCCCTGGCTCATAACCAGAACGCTTATTAGTTCCTTTGTTGCGTAAATCGCTACATTACATAATATCACAAAACACCGCGCAAGAGTGCGCAAGAGTATGCAGAACTTATTTTCTTGAGTTCTCCATATCTTTACGAATTAACTCTTTGATATAGCTCGAGCGGTTCTTCTTTGATTCTAGAAACTCTAACAAGTCTTTATCGCTTGGGTAAAGGTTGAACATAATCGCCTTAACGTTGTTTTTGCGATACTTAGCACTTGCCCGCTTTTGAGCTTCACTAGTAGCCATTATCGACTTTCCTTCTTGCGAATGGTCTTGTAGAGAATGTGCGTTACTGCAACAGTAACTAATATGAGTAATACGTTTTCCATTTTGTGCTCCTTTATGTTAATCTTAGAGCCTAGGAGATACCAGCTGCAACTGATATCCCCTTTGGCTTTAAGTCCTTACTCTTCGTCGGGGTGGGACTTTTTTAGTTTCTCTGCAATCTTTTCAACTGTGACTGTAGCTACTGCTGTGAAGATTGCGAGAAATAATTGCCATATCTTTTCTTCCATCTCTCACCTCCTTTCTTGTTGTATATAGTATATAACTATTATCTATACAATACAAGAAAAAAGGCAAAAAAGATTATTTATTTTTCAAGAATTTTTCGATGTAATTCTCCTCATCAATTGTTTCAAAGACTTCACGTTCTAACTGCTGAAGCGTTCTTACAGGAGTAAGAAGTCTTTCGGATACATCGTTCCAAGTAAGGCATTGAAGATATCGCCATTGAAGTAAATCAGCATAAATAGAGCTACTCATTAGTTGACATATGCCACCGTCTCCGAGTTGACTCACACCGTACAGAAGCGTGTAAGCATCATTGATATAGTCATAATTGTCATTCATTCTTTTAGAAAGCAATGCTTCTAGATCTATGCGCTTATCCACTTTTGCCATCGTGTCTTGATTAGAGCCTTTACTTCCACCAGCTGAATATGACTGAGCCTTTGCTCCCTCTGTCTCTTGAAGGCTCATAATTTGCTGTAATGCTCTAGTGTTTTCTCTTGACGCTTCTGCTACGCCATGAAAGAACTCTGACGCAGTTAAACCACTGTAATCCATAATTCTCCAAACGTATCTACGTTTAGTTAGAGTAGTTAATATAAATTATATGATTTAGCTGGCTTGATAGAGAGTTTTCAACATTATGTATACAAGTTTTCTACAACTTATAAACATTATTGTATTGTTGAGCGGAATAATCTCTAATTTTTTATAGGAAGGGGCGCAACCGGTACGCTTGCGAGCCTTTCTCCGCCGCTTTGCGAAATTGCTTTGCGTGCAATTCGCAAGCTGCTTGCTTGCTATACCGTTACGTTTTTCGATAGAAAAGCGAAGCAAGTATAGCACATTGAAATTCGCATAATGAGCGTATCGAGCGTAACGGAATTTATTGAGCGCTACCAACAAAATCTACATAATTTTTAGCCTAATTTTCTTAGTTTAGGGGTCCTAGAACACTCTAAGACCCCTTTACGAAGGCTCTACTCAACTAATAAATAATTTAATTAGTCTTTAGAACGGAATGTCCGAATCGTAAAGCTCTTCTTCTGGCGCTTGCGGTACCGTGAATGAAGGCTGGCCCTGATCTGTAGCAGTCGTTGTTTGAGTCCTGGATAGAAACTCAATCTCCCCTACAACAACCTCTAGTTTGCTGCGATGCTGTCCGTCCTTTGTTTCCCATGAGCTGTAATGTAGTTTTCCATCAATAGAAACCTTTGCACCCTTGGAAATAAAGCGTGAAAGAGCTTCAGCACGCTGTCCAAAAACAATGCAGTCAATGAAGTTAGGAACATTCTCCCATTTGCCTGTTTGCGGGTTCTTGCGACGGTCGTTAACCGCGACGCCAAAGGAAAGAATGTTTGTGCCGCCAGCGGTAGAGCTGAGCTCTGGGTCACGGGTTAGGTTTCCAGAGATATTAACGTGATTAATTGACATGTCGAACTCCTAAAAGTACTTATCGATGATTTTTTCAACGTCCATCACACGAGGTGAATACGAGTAATTAGACATTTCCCAAACAAGAAACTTATGTGGATAGCCTTTAATATCATCACCGTATAGAACTGAAACCCAGTTACCACGAGACTTAAAATAGATGTGCTCAACACAAGCGTTGCTGCGGTCAGTCCAGGTCTTACCATAAAGCTCTAGAGCATCACACAGTTCTTGGACGTACTTACTTCTCTCCATGTCTACCCAGCACCTCCAACACTTCTTCAGGCGTTTTAGGTGTAGTAAACGCGTAATCATCTACTGAGTTAATAATCGAAGCATCTAGTTTTGAGGGGAAGCCTAGTGTTAAACCATATTCAACGCCGCCTGTCAGCACATAATGGCCGCACATACAACAAAAGGTCGTTCCATCATCTAAAGGAATCCAAGTCCGCTCAATAGAATCTGTTGAATGGTCTTCCCAAGGAATATTTTGAGCATCAAGAAGCCTGCGCAGATCCTTTGTAACTTTACTAATAGCCATGCTAAATGTCTGCCTTTCTCTAATTGTCTGATAATTACTTCTTATCTAGCACTAACTAAGGGATAAAAAGAATTTCCAAGTTGAATGAACGTTTTTTGTAGAATTCAACTTGATTGAAAATTGCTGATTGCAACAAATTGCAACAAGCGTTTAAGGCATGGAGCGATTAGAGTTCTCTTTGTTCAATGGTTCTCAGAGCGTCTCCAAACGCTTCTGCCGCTCCCCTGTCACGTCCAGGAAGCAAATGAGAATAAATCCTCAATGTCGTTGCTGGGTCGGCGTGGCCAAGACGCTCTGAAAGAGTCTTTAAATCGACTCCGCTTGCTAAACACCAAGACGCGTGAGTATGTCTGAGTGAATGGAACGTAATGCCTTGAGGTAGCTGAAGAGTGCGTCTCATACGTGTAAATGACCTCGAGACGCTCGTAGGTCGCATGTAGGAGCCATCAAGACTAATTAACGGTGTAGAAGACTCTACAAAGGCAATATGGGCTTTCTGAAGCTTCATGTAGTCACTAATAAAGCTGATGTCCGAGTCAGTAATGGCTATGTTTCTTGATCTCTTGCCCTTAGTAGATTCTCGTCTATATGGCTTTCTGTAAGACTCTTCAATGACAGTACCGGATACGTGGATATGCTTATATAGCATGTTTACGTCACTGTACCTAATGGCGCAGACCTCACCACAGCGCATTCCCGTGACTAACGAAAGCCATGCAGCAAATGCGCAAACAACACGTGAATTAAACTCATTCTCTTGAATGGCTGTTGTAATCCTGGAATTAATAAGAGTACTTATTCCAGCAAAACCCCATTCTTCAATGGAAACGGCTTCATGAACTTCCCTGGACGGCTTGGCCACATTGATAAGCGGGTTGTAGTCACATATTCCGGCAGAAACAAAGTAATTGTATGCGCCTCTCAAAAACTGATGCAGGTTAATTACGCTGTTTCGAGACAGACCCTTCTTCAATAGATCCTGCTCAAAAGAGGTAAGTAAAGAGGACGTAACACTCCTTACATCCTCTTTACCAAGTCTTCCATTGATATGGTTTCTAATGAAGCCTTCATGCTGCCTTGTAGTGTTAGGGCTCGCGCCATTCCTACGTTTAATTGACACATATTCAAGAAGCAAGTCAGTGAGCTGAGTACTTTTTACTTTGCCGTCTGACGTAATATGTGAAGCCCACATATTAGCTAATTCTTCAGCTTCTTTCTGCGTCTTAGCTACAGGAAAACTCGCATAAGGCTGAATGATTTTGCCGTTGAGATTCCTTCCTAAATAAAGCCTACAACACCAAATACCGTTCGAATTTAGTCGAACTTTTATTGCGCGGTTCATTAGTAACCGCCTTGCAGATATTCGTCATCTTTGAAGTATTCAACGAGCTTGTTAAGGGTACATAACAATGTCGTTAATTGCTTATCTGACAAGTTAATCTCTCTTAGGACAGCAGCTAAATCGTTACTCGTAAGAGCTCGCCGCATATCGCTCTGACTGTTATATACTTCGGCAACCAGATCACGAATAAATTTCAAGTCTGCAATACGTAGTCGTTTTTTCATTAGTACCTCCTCATATAGCAGCCTTTGAAGCGTCTCCATTCAAGAATCAAGCCAATCGCATTCGCTTTCCGTGCTGCGTCATATCCAAGAGCGATACCCTCGTCCTTTGCAACTGCCTTGATTTCCTTCATCGTCATCTTTTCGAGACGCTCTCTGTCTTCTGCTTCCTTAGGGTTCATTAGTCCCTCCTTAGTGGCATGCTTGCTACTAGCGCAACCATAATCGCGATAACTCCGATACCAGCAACAACTGCAACGTTTTGTGTATCGCCCGTTGCAGGCAGTACAGCCTTCTTCTTTGCCTTCCTTGCTGGCTTTGCTGGCTCGGGATGTGGTTCGGGGGCTGCGTCCTGTGGCGTTGGCACTGGCACTGGCACTGGCTCGGGTGTAGGTGTTGGCGCTGGCGGTGTCTCCGGCTCGGGCGTTGGCTCTGTTGGCTGTGGTCGATTGTCGCCGTTACCGTTGCCGCCGCTGTCCTGGCTAACAAATTGATAGCGTGAACCCTGCGTGGTCTCGCGGCTCTTTAGCTGGATAGAGTTCGAGGTCGTCTCTGTACCTTCTGTTTCGTAGTACATGAAGTACTGGTTGCCTTGGAAGTCCACGCTGGACAAGTCCCACGTGAAGCCGCTACCGTTGATTACTGGCTCGGGAACGTTGACACGCACCCAGCTTGCAGGGTCAATGTTGCTGTATGCGTCCATATGAACGCGATAGAGTCTAAATGAGCCAGGAATAATGCGTGTGCCGTCTTGCGCTGTATCCTCCAGTACAACGTTCGTGAGGTTGTCCGCTGCGTGGTTGAGTCGCACCGCCCATTCAACTGTTCCGTGGTCGGTTTTGACGCCCCACTTTGCAATGACTTCGTGCTGGATAATGCCGTAATGCTTTGTCTCGAAGCTGGTTTCAACTACCTGCCCTGTTGTTTCGTCAATGAGCCTTAGCGTGGTTGTGCCCGCCGCTGCGTCACCCTTAACGTGTGCAGCAAGCCAAAGCGTGCCTTGCACATGGTCTTTACCCTCTACCCATGACGTGTAGGTGATTGTGACGCGTCCAGGAGTAACTTGCGCCGTTGCCATGACGGCACCGTCCGGCGCATAAATGTTGAAGCTTGCTGCGTTTGTTGCTGGGAAGTCGAGAATATCGGGAATACCAAACGAGAATGTGTCTCCCTCGTGGACTTCACCTTGTGCTTGCCAAGACGCCGTCAAGTAAATGTCCTGGTTAGTGTAAGCAGAGGTTAAGTCCTGCTTGTTTTTGTCTGTCACTCTAAAGCTCGTGATTGTGGTTGGCACGGTTTGCGCTTGTGCGAGAGCTGGAACAAAGGCCAGCACCGCAAGCACACAAACAGCCAGCCAGTGAAGAAATTTCTTCATCGGTAAAGCCTTTCTATTTGGTTGTTAAAAATAGGGAATTATTTATTTGAAGCTAGTACACAATCGTGTGTACACCACACAGCGACAATTACTGATCCTAATATCAGCCCTGGAAATGCGTGATTATTTTTAACTTGCTCATAAACAAAAGAATAAGCAAGAAGTACAGAGGAAGAAATAAAGATAACAGCGCTACAGGAAGCTATAAATGTCACCATTGCTTTAATGAATTTTTTAAGCACTAAACCTCCCCCTCTAATAAATGAGGAATTTAATCGCTAAAAGCAAAAGCAATACCAGCGAGAATGCAAAAGACTAGAACAATAATATCTGCAGTACCCATATGAGCCTCCTTTCTATTAGTAAGATGACTTACAAGAATTTTTCAAGAGTCTCTTTAAGCGAGCTATAAAGGACATAAATAATCTTGTTTTCATTGAGTTCAAGAACCCGCATTCCACAGGCAAGTGCAACATCACGCTCAAGTCTTGCTCCACGAGAGACATTCCAGCCGGGCAACATCACTATCGTGTCATAATTAGTAATTTCTGAAAGACATTGAGCCATTGCGTGTTCCCAGCTAGAACTTGCAGGAATCTGCGCAGCGGGATTATAGATTTGCTCAGCTTCTCCAAAGTTGACGAGAGCTTCAGCAAACATAAACAAACCTTTGTAGTTCTTTGTGTTAGTAATTGGTCCTGACAAGTACACTTGCTTGTCTTTAATATCACCGCCGAGAAATTTTCCGTTACTTATATATGCCAATAAAGCATAACGCTCAATGAGATCAAAAGAAGTATCTACAGGATCCATTACTACTCCTTAATTTTTAGCTTGTATCTGTTTCTGTTTGCTCGCTCTCGCTTCCCTCTCTTTGCGGCTCTTGCGCATTTCAGTTGCCAGTAGTTACACAAAAGCGAGTAGGTATATAGCGGTCCTCCATAGGCAAAATGAGTTCCAAAGAGCCACTTAGGACCTTCCGGGTCATCAGCATCAAAGCCACCTCCCCAGCCATGTTTAGCTTCGATGTGCCAGAGAAACCACGCAAGAATTCTTTGAGGTATGGTTAAATACGGAATCATACTTTGTCTCCTTTTCTTGGTTATTCATCGCTTCTCCTTTACGTTGCCAGTGCGAGTGTTTGATTGTCTATATTGTCATCTGCTGGTTTAACGGCTTGCTCTAGCATCTCTGGCTCTCTCATAAACAACACCCAGTGCGTCTTAGAGGCTTTAGGGCGTCGGTTACCGATGATTGGCTTTGCCGGGCAGAGTGCCAGTACATCCTTAAGTGGAATGTGATATTCGTACCACTTAAAGACGAGGACACCATGGGGTTTGAGCACACGCAAACACTCGCTAAAACCTTTGGCCAAGTCCTCATGCCAGCTGTCGTGACTAAGTTTGCCGTACTTATCGACTTGCCAACCTGCTCCAACGTCTAAATGCGGTGGGTCAAAGATGACAAGATTAAAGCTTTTATCCGGGTAAGGTAACTTTCTAAAGTCGGCTACCATATCGGGGCTAACATCAAGCGTGCGTCCATCACATAACGTGAGATGTCTTGGATGTGCATCACATTTAAGTACGCGTTCGTCATCTTTATCAAAGTAAAAACTACGTGCTCCACAGGCTACATCTAGCGCTGGTGGCAACTTATCCGTCATTGCGCACCACCCTTGAGCCACAATGAGGACAATACAAGTCATCGTCATACAGGTCAGCTCCGCACTCGGAACAGACGATGTTGTTGTCAGCTTCAATTGGCTTACATGTAGGGTCGATTAGGTTGGCGAGCAGCTCATAAACGTCTTCCGGCTCACGAAACGTGTTCACAGGGTCCGCGATGCTGATGGCATCACAGATGCTCTCAACAATCTCTTCGCGGTAGTAGGTCCTGTGCCGCAATTCCCGCAGCCTTACTGCAATCTCTTTGCGGCTAGTCATCGCTATCACCTAATATTTTAAGGTTGTCTGCGAGGTTAGAGAGCTCTTCGTATGCCGAATCATTCATGCCTTCAACGGTTTCTAAAATGTCCCTAAGATGTTCGGCTAGTGACGCGATTGTTACTGACTTTTTGTGGACAAGCACATTAGGTCGAGAATACGTCCAAATGTGGCTTCTATCGCTAGCAAGAAGAACGGAGCAACCATCAGGTCTGAATTCATAACCTCTGACTCTGTATATTTTGCCATCTGCCACGTTGTCCACCATGTCACCAATATGGATAACCTCACCGTCTTTATCAATCGGTAGTTCAGTCATATTAGACGTGTCGCATAAGTCGTTTAGACGGTCTAGGATTGCTTTGTCATCCTCTTCAATTGATGTGTTGCCTTGTGGATATTCGCCAAGCAAGCATTTGTAGATATCCGTATAGCGAAGATCGGATTTGTTAAAAGACGCCGCCCTCTCAGCGATTTCTGCACGCTCTTTTTTAGTCAGCATTGCTGCTCCTTCTCAACTAGTTCTTTGTAATGCGAAATTGCTGCATCAAAATCTTCATGGCACTTGTTAGACATATCTATGATTGACAAAACGTCCTTCGATTTAATTAAAGCCAGGCATTTGTACTTTGCTTCTAAGGCTCGCAAATACAGTTCATCGACAGTTAACTCATGAGAAGACTCAGCTTTAATTGCTACATTACAAAGCTCCACGATGCGGTCTAAGAGCTCTTCGTCATTCCTCCAACTTGGGATGCCGAGAAGAACGTATGAGAATTGGTCCCAATTAAGATCTTCTTCTTTCTTGCATGCTTTAGCTCTCTCTGCAATCTTTTGACGTTCCTGTCTAGTCAGCATTACAAACCTCTTTCTCTTTGTCTTTGAGCCACACGGCCAAAGCTCCAACAAGGCCATATGCGATTAGGGCATATCTAAAAGCCATCAAATACACCACGTTATGCGGCTCAAAAATGCCCAAGCAGTCAGCTGTGAAGTAGACCAGCAAGGGCAGCAAAGCTACAAGAATTATTCTTTTTTTCATGGGTTATTCCTTAGATTGTAAGCCGTAGAGGCTTAAGAGAATCCGTTTATTAATGAGCCATCGTTTACCGGCTTTCTTGGCATACACCTCCCCTCGAGCACACATCTTGCGCATCGTGGAAACGGGTATGCCTAATAGTTGAGAAGCCTGTTCAACGGTTATGAGCTCAGTGTTTCGCAAGCTCTCCATAAGGGCTAATCAGCGAGCGGAGTTGTACAGTAAGCGGTAACGCACCAGTCAAAGCCTTTCTGCGTCATCCTGGCATAAGGCTCATTTGATTTACCGTCTCGGCGGGTGCTCATGATCTGCACAAATCTGCCTGTCTCAATTCCTCGCTTAGTAGGAGCGCAGCCGTGCTGACAAATCATCCCATCAGCTCGAAGAAGCGCAAAAAGGCGTTTGCGGTTCATGAGAGGGTCATACTGTGCGAGATAGCGTGCGGCATCTGTGATTGTCATCGTGCCTTTGACACTAATAACCGTGTCATACACTCCCGCCTTCGGTGCGAGCTCGTCAATTCTGACGCCCTGCTCGATGATAGTTGTGTCCTTCTCGTAGAGTTGACGTTGTTGTTCTTTAAGCTGTGCGTCTTTGCGCTGAATAGCTTCATTAGCAACTAGGACCGCACGAGCGAGAAGGTCTTCATTGCTTTCAGAACCATCTGTGGCAATGTAACCGCCAGAGCGTCTAATGGATGGAAGAACTTCATGCGTGACCCAGCGCTTAAACTCCCGAGCTTCTGGCTTTCGGCTGCGCAAAACGAGATTGTAAAGACCAGCTTCAGAAACGATGAGCGGGTTTCGTCCGCCAGCAACCCCAATAGTATTGGGGTTCGTTTCGTCAACTTCATCATCGTCTAAAATTCTGCGAATTGTATCGGTTCTGATCTCTAAAACATCACAAACATCTTTAGCGATAAACCAAGGTTCTCCATCAGATCCCTTAAGGGCTCTGAGTTCTCCAAATTCTTGAGAACTAAAAACCTGTATACTTAGATTGTCCATGTAATCAGCCTTTCTACTGTTTTTTGGACACGCTCTCCCACGTTGCCCCGTGAGGAGGGCACTTTTATCTTGTTAATAAATAAGACCTGCGAAGCAAAGGGCAAACACTGCGGCGCACAAGCCAACGACGCTTGTCATCTTTGAGCAGGCAAAAATGCAGTAAACTGAAAACATAAGTGATAGAACAGACACCAAACACGAAAGCATACGGATTGGATGTTTTCTAATGGATGATTTAAGTCCCATACAAAAAACAGCTACTTTTTCTAATGACATTTTGCCCACCTTTTTAAGGCTTCATTTGCTTCTTTATCCGTTTCAAAACTACCAAGAAACCAAAGATTTCCACTGTCTTCCCTAGCGTAATAAGCATCGTTAAAGCAACTCTTTATGAGTGATGCTTTCTTAATACGCGATATTGTTGTGTGAGGCGGTTTAGCCTTTTCTGGTTCGAGCTCATGCGTGGCTTTAGGCTCCCAGTGGTATGACCAAGCTGAGCCAGTATTTTGAGGAATTGGCATAATCTACCAACCAACTAACTTGTTAGGACTAATATCTAAAGCTGTGGCAAGTTTAATGACAGTACGAAGCTCAGTTTCCTCTTCAGATTGAATGCCTCTTTCCAGTTTGCCAATAGTCGCAATAGCAACTCCGGCACGGTCTGCGAGGTCTTTCTGAGTCAAACGTTTACGAGCGCGATTAACTCTAATATTTTCAGCAAGATTAATACTTGTCATATATCTCCTTTCTTATAAAAGATGAATAAAAACGATGTGGAACTACCACTATCTAGTTTTCAAGCTTCATAATGTCCATAATTGGGACAATCCATAGTGTAAAGACAAATTTTGGATAGTCAAGAAGTTTTTTCCAATATTTGGATTTTTTTTCGGAATAGTGTAATATCTCCAGTTAAAGGAGGTAATTCTTATGTCGGCTTACAATCTGCAATTACGCTCTATTAGAAAGTCAAAAGGTTTAACAATAGGCCAACTGGCAGATCTTATTGGTTCAACACAAAAAATAGTAGGTAATTGGGAACGCGGTACAACAGAAATAACACTTGGTGATGCCCTGCGCGTATGTAAGGCACTTAACTGCTCTATTGATGAGCTTGCTGGTTGGGAAACCAATGACTCAATAAAAGCAAAAGAGGAAGCGTACAATGCAGCTGCTAAAAAGATGCAAGAAGCAGCGGATATCATGCGCAAAGGCTCTCAATAATTGTTTAATTATCAAAGAACATGTGTTCTACTCTAGAGCCAATACCGGACAAAAAGTCAGTTTGTACGAGAGTTGGCGGTAGAACATTTAGGAGAATGTATGGCTTTCTGGTATCTAGTGTTTCTCGTGGTTGTATTTCTGCTTTTTAAGAAGCGCCATAAGAAAATACAAAATTCGACAAATGGGTTTTACCCAACACCTCCTGCTGGTGCACAAAATATCCCATTGCCTGTATCTCCTCAAGCACCAAAAGTTAAAACTAAACCAAGTAATGTCCCTCTAAAAAGAACACGCTGGACAGATTTTGATGTCTCAAAATATCCTGAATCATATGTAGTAGTAGATCTTGAAACAACAGGGTTAGATGTCCATTATTGCGAAATTATTGAAATTGCTGCTCTTAAAGTAATAGACGGGAAAGTTACTGAGGAATTTAGTTCGCTTATTCATCCTCCAAGAGAGATACCGTCTGGAGCAACTGCAATCAACCACATCACTAACCACATGGTAAAGAACGCACCAACACTCGATAGAGTTATCCCGCAGTTTGATGAGTTTGTTAAAGGATTACCCCTAATCGGTCATAACTCTCTTAGATATGACGCGATTGTTCTCGAGGAGAATTTCTTTAGACGCAACTTTTTATGCGATTATGTTTGGTATGACACATACAAATTTGCTAGACAAATCTTAGAGCCACCGTACAAACTGGTAAATATTGCCAAAAGACTTAACGTCAAACAGCACGGTAAAGCTCACAGGGCTCTCGCAGACTGCTATATGACTTATGGCATCTACGAAAGGATGAGAGAAATTGCTATAGCAACAACGGAAAACGTAAAATGCATTGAGAAATACAACGATAAAAACACCGCAAGCACAAAGCTTTCTGGAACTGTCTTTTGCTTGACAGGTGTTCCGTGCTGTATGCCTAAAAGCGATTTTCTAAAAATGCTAATAGCAAATGGAGCAACCTTAAGTGAGAATGTAACGCTTAAAACTAACTATTTAATTGATTGCTCTGGTTGTGAAACGAAAAAAATTAAAACAGCTAGGAAGTACGCTGACCGGACTGGTATCCAAATTATAAGTGAGCAACAAATACTTGAAATGTTAAAACAAAGCTAAGATGTCGCTTTATTGCTAATTGTTTGTTTCTTAGAAACGTACGTTTTCTCTTAGTGACAGCGATAGATAAGAATTGTGAAAGGGTTTGGGAAATGGCTGTTTACCAAGACAAGGCAAGAGACCGCATCAAAAAAGGTTTAAGGCGCATGACGACAATTATGACGCCCAAAATATTATTACCGAACCTACACGATCTTCAGGAGCTTAGATAACCTTAAATAAGCTAAATAGTACTTGAAAACCACTAAAGGAATGTTTAGACTATTGCCAACAGGAGACGCACTAATGGCATCGAGAAGGAAACTTATAGCCAAGCTACGAGCGGCGGGATTTTATTCTGTCGGCGGTAC